ACAGGAAGTTTACTGTGTACTGAATATTGCTGGTATTGGATGGGTTGATACCAGAACCAGCAACCATCATTCCTCGGTGCAGGCTCTTTCCTGGAGAGTTGTAGTCCTGTGAGAGGGAGGGGTTGATAGCTGCGTTAGCCCCTCCCACTGAAAGAATTCTCGGATCAAAGGCGGGATTGGAGAAGGTGGTAATCCCTGGCTTGCCCTTGAGAACGGTAGGGCTGACCGCAGCGTTGGGATAGACAACGCCAGAGATTGGCTCAATAGGTGTAACCATTACTGTCCTCGCTGAAGTTGCTTGATACGGTCGTCATTGACAATGGCATCCACAATTGCCTTACCTGCCTGCTGACCCTGTGCCTGAGTACCTGTCCAACCAGAAGGAAGCAAGACTTGGATATTTCCGATGGAGACTCCTGCGCCACCGGAATTCTTTGCAACATTCGGATTGAAGGTGTTGTTAAGAAGTGCCTGACGAATGGTCTCCGCCTGCTGGGCAGGGATAATCATTTCTCCCTGGTGAACGGTAGCTACCTGGTCCTTGGTAATGTTCCAGGCTCCTACGTCGTACCAGTTGTTCTTCTGGTGGAATGACCATGCCTTGTTTGGATCACCATAACGACCGGCAATGTAGTCCATCATCCAATTGAGCTGTGTGTCTCCATTGGTTCTCCAGTCGCTACCCGCACTGGCCATCTTGTTTCCAGGAAGGGCTTGTGGAATTCCATAAGCACCAGACTGGGCATTTGTTGCCTTGTAGTTCCAAGAGGATTCAGAATTAACCAGGGCGTTGAAGGAATTCCACTGGTTTCCCCAACCACGCTTGGTCAGCAATTGCTTCGCGTATGCCTTTAGGGACGCAGGATCATTCTTCCCGTTACCGGGAACTGTTCCGCCACTGACAGAAGTGGAGGAAGCGCTGACACTGTTAGTGCTATTGGAATTGGAGGACAGTGGTAGAGGTCCAGCACCGATTCCTCCGGACAACGCTGCCATGATATTGGACAGCTCAGATGTGGAGGAGGCACTGAAGGAACCCAAGTCTCCACCAGTAATGGACTGAAGATTGGAAAGGGATGTGCCACTATTGCTGTCACTATTTCCCAGCAGGGAATTCATATTACCGATATTGTTAATGAATCTACCGGCAGATGTGAACTCATTAGGATTCAGCGGACGAATCTTTACATGGTCTCCTGTGTGCGGAGCCTCAATGATCTTTCCGCCACCAATAGCCATTACTACGTGGTGAGCTGGATTACCTACGAATAGCAGATCACCGGGTTGTGTCTGGTTGACTGGCACAGGCTTTGCAGCCTTTTGCTGATCAGCGGCAACGCGAGGAATCTTCACGCCTGCCTTGCTGTACGCCCACTGAATAAGTCCGGAACAGTCGAATCCCTTACCCGGAGTTTCCCCACCCCAGACATAAGGAACATTGAGCTGAGTCTCTGCATACTTGATGATCTGTGCAGCAGAAGCCCCAAGGTTGGATGCTCCATTGCCAGGCGTGTTTCCTACAACGTCAGAAGATCCTCCACCTGATCTGGTAGTAAGACCAGACCACGGATTGAGGAGAATATTCCACCACGAATCCTTGTTCTTTCCCTGGAACTTGTCCCAGATCTGGCGGCCCTTGCTACCCACTTGGATAAGTGGATTGAATGGAGCCATGTTCTTGATTGCGCCACTCAGACTATTGAAGCTGCTGGTATGTCCACCAGCGGCCCAACCAGTTCCTACGAATGCCGCAGCACCTCCAATAGTTCCCGCAGTTCCCAGTGCGCCCAATCCCCAGCCTCCGCCAGCGGCAGCGGCCGGACCTAGAGTGGTGATGTTATAAGCACCATCAGCGCCCATTGCGCCTAGACGTGCTCCGCCTGCTGCGGCTCCTCTGGTTCCCATGCCACCGAAGACACGTCCTAGGAAGCCGCCCCCTGCCCCACCAGCGCCACCAAATAGGCGGGCGGCTCCCCAGAGACCAGCACCCAATCCTAGGCTGCTAGAGAAGCCTCCAAGGGCGTTTGAGAATGGTGCCAGGGTTCCCGCGCCAAAACCTACAGCCTTGTCCAGCCCAGTGTTCTTCATGAAGGCAGTCAGCGCCTCAGAGAACTTGTTCACCGTATTGGTAGCCCCTGTGAATGCCTTGGCCATGGATTCAGAGATATCTGCTGCACGGGTCTCACGGCTGGCATTCAAGTTGCGCTGAGCTTCAAATGCAGAGGAACCAATACCAATACTCTTCAGCTTGGACTGTGCCGACTTGTCATTGCTGGCTGCCTGCTGAATAAGCTTGTCATACTGAGAATTAGAAATACCACGATTCTGTGCGGTTACCATTCCAGAGATATAGTTCTGATATTCCTGAATGGTAGACGCGCTCCAGCCCATCTGGGAACCGAAGTACTGAAGATTAGCGGAAAGAGATCCACCTTGCTTAAGGGAAGCGCTCAATCCCTGAGAACTGATTACCTGATTACCGAAGGTTCTACGATAGATGGACTGTGCAATAGAGCCCATGGAATTCTGTACGCCACCAGCGCCAATAGGAGACTGTAGCCCTAATGCTTGTGCTGCATAGAAGGCTCTCGGTGCATAGGTTTCCTGCGCTGCTCTAGCCGCAGCCGCTACACCCATGGTCGGGCTGACATATCCGAATCCCTTGATCTGGGAATAACCAGCCGCAAAGGCACGGTTGGCCTGTCCATTGAACTGGGAGAAACCGAATGTTCCCTGAGCGATATATGCAGACTGAGCAATATCAGTTGTATTCAGCGCGGCATAGTTGTTCTGGAATACCTGACGCTGTGCAAAGGTAGAGCTGGAACCGGCTCCTCCCAGCATAGCTGCCTGTGTCCCATAGTAGTCACGCTGGAACATGTTGCCCATGTTGTTATTGCCATAGTTGGTCAGGGAACTAGCAATTCCCGCAGCAAGACCAATACCAGCAGAGAGACGAGAACCAACACCAAGGTAGCCGAACATTCCTCCACCACCGTTGCCACGGCCACGGCTCATAGGGTTACCAGAGAAGGAGGCTCCACCACCGTTCGCGCCGTAGCGTGCGCGATTACCGGACGCACTGTAGTTTGCGCCGGTTGTGGCATTACCTCTATTTCCTTGTGAACCTGCCAGTGCATTGACAGCGGCAGTAAGTTTATTAACTTGGGTGGTTAAAGAATCAACCGCCTGCTGAAGACCGTTGGTCCCCAACAAGCGGCTGGCTCCGATGTTGTTTTCCTCAGCCACTTGATTCTCCTAGATCAATTTGTTACTACCATTATATTACCTAAAGCGAACTCCGTTCCAGGTGGATTCGCCCACAGGTCTGGTGATGATCTGGGCTGAGTTATTCATTTGATGTTGTCTGTCGTATTCCTGCTCAAGCTTGTAGATGTACCTCTTGAGCCAGTGCTGACGTTCTCGCACTGTCAGTTTACGAGATTCAGATACAGGCCAGTTAAATCCGTCCTGCAACTGTTCATAATCTTTGTAGAGATCCTGGTAATTAGAGGTCCCGAAACAAGGTGCCTACAGTAAGCGGCACAGGAATCTCAGAATCACATGCGTGGCACTTGGCGGTTACCTGGTCATAGCGTGGACCAGGAGCATTCTCATAGAGATAGTTTTCCAGAGTCTTTCTGTCTGCTACACCCAGCTTACGTACATCTGATAGGCCATTGCTTGGACGCTCAGCGCCATTGGTCTCAATAAAGCTGACTACACAATGTGCCAGAGTGACGCTATTCATTTCCTGAATGGTTCGCTCTTGCTTGAATAGCTCAGCCTGTAGCGCTCCTGTAGGGAAGCCAACCTTTGCCTTACGACCCTTGCGAAGATCCACAAGGAACTCACGCTCAGTAGGATCTTCCAATTCCTTGACTGGAATGTCCTTTAGGCTGAGAGCTAGATCGTTGTCTTCCTGGCAGGAAGGGCAGACGACACCATAGATCTCAAAATCATCTCCGAAGGTAGCTCTGCGGATTCCAAGAATCAGTTGGTCAAGGTCACCCTGTAGCAGGGAATCCAATAGCTCTGGAGTTGCCTTCTGGTCTCCCACGGATACGACACCACACTGTAGAAGCGTGCTGATGTACTTGGCCGGATTAACAGAGGTTCTGGCCTTGGCCAACTTCTCCTCATGCTCTCCAGTTAGCTCCCGTACTTCTGCGTCCTGAATAACCTTTCCATCCTTGATGAGTCCGGCAGGAAGCTTGATGTAGGATTCCGGAATATCTCCGATAACAGGGGCAGGGTTCATAGAGCTAAGGATCTTCTTAGTCAATTCACTGAGGTCAGCGTTAGCTCCACTGACTACCTGCCCCTGATCATCGTCAAAGGACATATCGTATTCGGGCTTCTGGTATTCCATTAAATCTCCAAGTAGTAGTTCGAACGGTTACTTCTAGAATGATACCCCTGAAAGCCCAATCTTTGAAGCAAGCTTGTAATCAAATCCCTCGTGGGCTAGAGAGATCTGCTGCATAAGAACAGCGTTGGCTCCCGCATCCAGGTCAGAGAATGCCATGGAAGTGATCCATGCATTGTAGACACGATAGATAGCCTTTACTGGAACCTGTGGTGTTGTAACAGGGTGATCAAGAACCATAATGTCCACAGTAGCGCGGAAGTCCTGTCCAGGATTACCTGTACCAGTTCCCTGCATAACAGTAAACAATTCTCTCATCCATTGCCACATCGGTCCAGAACCAACAGCTACACCCTGACTCAAAGTGATAGGTGCAAAGTCTGACTGGCCAGGCATCTTCTGGGTAGTAGTATTCATCCCGCCTTCACGGTATGGAATCACTTCAGTTGTGACATTCAGTCCACTAACTGTCATGAATCCCATAGTAGTGAAACCACTGATGTGAGGGTGCATGATATTGACGTTGAACTTAAAGTTTCGTAGAGGATCTGTTGCCAGGTGGGCAATAGATGGAGTCGCCTTTGCAATAGGCGCGGTTACTGAGGTAGCCATTTATTCAATCTCCTTACTGAGCGGTTGTGGAAGAAGCGGCCATCTGGTTGATGTCGATTACGACAAACTCAGCAGGACTGTTCAGAGCCACACCAACTTGTACGTGGACTTCCCCAGCGGCAATTGTGGTTGGGGTATTGTTTCCAGAGTCACACTGGACGAAGTAAGCCTGGTCCGCAGTGTCTCCATTCAATACTCCCTGCTGCCAGATTCCCTGTAGGTACTGAGTAACTACCGCATTCAAACGTGCCCAGAGGTTGGAGTTGTTGTTCTCGAATACCGCGAACTGAGTCAACTGAGTCAGGGTGAACTGAATGTTCATCAAGGTACGCTGGATTGCAACGTAACGAGATGGAAGGCTGGACTGTAGAGTACGGCTGCCCATAACGCAGTACCCATAAGAGGACACGTTG